TAATACTTACGGGGGAGGAATACAGTGTCAGGGTCCCACTGTAAACTTCACTCCCTTTGTAACTGGTTCTGCTTCAATGCAAAAACCATATGAAGATTACTGGGATAGTCCTGTCTATGATATGACTACCGATGACGATGGAAACTTAAACAACCCAGGAGATATTTTATACTTCGTTCCTACAAGAACTGGACAGAAAGATAACTATAATATCTCTGTAGGTTTCTCTGCTACATGGTCCACACCACAAGATAAAAAACTACAAGCACTATGTAAAGAAGCAGCTGCTGCAAACATTGCATTGATGCAACAACAGCAAGCTAATAAAAGATTAGATTTTGAGATCGCGAGACTCAAAAATTGTGGCGAGTTGTTAAAGTCTGGAATTCGCTTTGTTCCTGGCACAAAGTATGCTCGTATCTGTGCTGATGTACAAGTGATTGGTAAAAACTACATCACACCACACGTTCATTCTATTCCTTCCCCTTCAACTTCCGAATTGCGTGGTTCCTCAGACGCTGCTCTGCTTGGCGGTCCCTTAAAGACTGGACGGGAACGGACTTCCCCCTGATAGCAGCAATCTTTTTAATAACTTTCTTGACCGTTGGTTTGACTGCCTTGAGCACTAAGTCTGCCAACGGTTTTGCTAATAGAGCGGATGTTGTAGCAACAACTGCAATGCTAGCTGTGGTCGTGATAGATCCTGCAGTTGGGATTGCCTGAACAATTTGATCTGGGATCTTGATATCTTCTTTGACTGGTATACATTCTTTTCCGACCAGTCTATACTCAACGATTTTCTTGGTTCCATCTTCTACTAAAGTGCCGATAGGTTCCTTGAGTTCTTGTGCCTCTGTAGGGCACTTCACTTCCGCTGTATTGGTCTTCTTAGGTACTTCAGGTGACTTTACCTCAGGTGACTCTGGAGGGCGTACAGGGGGCACCTGTGCCTCTCCTGTGAATTGCAACTCATCTGCATTGTAATCAATTGGATTGAACGATGGCACCTGACCATCACAAAAAGTCTTCACACCTTTAGGATCATCTCCTTCCAGCATGTTATTCTCATCCACCTCGTGTGCCTCAACACATCCAGGGATGTCCACGATGGGTACACCAATCTGATTTGTGATTGGTGGTTGTATTTGTAAAGCCTGTGGTGGTTCTAACAAATAATCAGGGGTGAAAGGGATACGAATGATATCAATATCCCCACCCCTTATTCTAATATCAGGGATTTCCATTAACAATCATTGAATACTTCACCGACTTGGGATCCAAGTTCTTCACCTGCTTGCTGACCTAAGAGCAATGCCCAACCACCTGCTAACCATCCAATGTATGGGATGCCAGAGACTGCTGGGACTACGAGACCAGCACTAATTGCGGTCCCCGCCATTGCACCTTGTGACCGTGCGCCAGCGTCCGCCCTGATACACTCTTCGCTTTTTGCAGGAGACTTTCCCTCTGCTGTAGTCGCACCTCCAATGTTACGGATGCCTTCCATAGTGTATTGATCACGGCGATACTCAATGCGCTGCTCAGTGCTACCACCAAAGAAACCTTTCTTTTCTTTATCAAGATCAAGAGACCTTTCAGATTCTAATACCTTAGGATCATTTGCTCTGTATTCAATTTCATATCCATCCTTACCTGCTTTGATTTTATAAGACGAGTAAGGACCACGAGGAAGATTAATTGTAGGAGCTGACGGTGGTTCCGCCTTCCTGTCAATCAAGTAACCTAGTAGACCTAGATGTGAAATAGCAAACAATGCACCAGCAGTGGTGATGATTATCTTCCACCCAGATGGTTTCTTTGGTTGTGGTGTTGGGGCAATATAATCTTCTTTCTCGTGGTTAAAGATACTCATGGCAATGTTGGAATAGCAGGACCAGTTGTTTTAGGCAACTCAGGAACTGCACTGTCTAGTAGACCAGGGAGAGCATTAGTAACACCTTCCACTGCAGCTTTAGTTACCTTCTCTTTTAGACCTTTAATGATAGGATCTTTCTGTGTGTACAGATAGTATCCACTACCAATGATACCAGCAGTTCCTACAAATGATAGGACTGCCAGTAGATTAATTACTTTTTGCATGATCAGACCTTGGGTTCGGGTTCTTCTTTCTTCTTGATCTCAGGTGCTTTCTTAACAGAACCACCAGACTTGGCAGGACTGAGACCGAACGCAGCTAAGGATCCAGAGAACACGGATGCGATGAAAGTGGGATCAAAATCTAAAATCTTTTGACCATTTGGAAGTCTAACGTAACTGAATGTAAGAAGAGAAGCAGACCAAATAAGAACGACAACCTTTACAAGGTTACCGAGCACTTCACTTTTATCATCATCCTGGTCTTCCTTCTCTACAATTTTGGATTTATCTTCCGCCATAATAGAGTAGCAAGGCAGCTCTATTTATCAACAAGCCATCAATGTGCAAGGAACACAATATGATCCATCTGGATATTCTTTCGTGCGATATGTAGAAGTAACTTTTGCAATAGTTTTACTTCTGACAATATCATCTCCCTGTGGTTTTGCTGTTCCATCACCAGCAGACATTAACAAATCACCACGAGCAACAGTTGTTCCAGATCCAATACGAACGTAAAGATCTCCAGTCATCGCAATCCAAAAATCATTTAGATATTCACCAGTGTCATCACTTTCATCCCACATAGTAAAGACACCAGTAACATTTGGATCTCCCTCAATATTACTAACTTGAGTTTTGTTCAACTGGTCGTTATCTTCTCCAACCCAATCACACATTTCATCTAAGTTAGACATCAACGTGCCAGGATAAATTGTTGGTCTTGCTTCAGTGTCAGTATTACTTAGTCCAGGTAACTGAGACCAACGAGCAAGGTGACCGCCACCATAAGAAACTGAACTTCCATTGACATTAATTTCTCCCTCAGTATTTCCATCCTGTCTGAGTCGGACGAGCATTCCATCCGTTTGCAACCTATTCAGAACAAGTGGTTCTTGGTTGCAACCAACTGCAAGTCCAGAGCGACCAGCAATTGGAGATTCAAGATAAGTTACAATACCATTCCTAGCATTTGCACCCCAAGATCCCTCAACAGAAGATGAAGATCCATTTTGGATGCCATTATTACCAACGAAAAGTTCTCTGCCAATACCCATCTCATTGATACTATAAATTGGATCAGAGACAGTAAGAGAAGCATTAGGAACATTAGCTAAAGCACTATTATCTGTGAAGGTCATGCCACGAGCTAGTTCCGTAACGGTAACTCGCAGACCCATACCGACACTATTTCCATTGTAGATACCAAGTTCTTTGGTGTAATTTCCTTGGAGAGATGCACCACCAATATAGACACGGAAACTATTAGTATTTCTACCAGTGTCTGGACCAACGCCATGTCCAACACCAACGTTAAATGGCATTAGTCTATGCCAGGCACCACTTTGCGATGATCCATCGCCACCACCACTAAATCCAGACTGAAGGAAATATTGAGTTGTTCCAGAGTTACCAGATGTGGTACTTGATACCTGAATCAAAAGACCAATAGCACCTTCATTATAAAACCATGTCCCACATCTTTTTAACTCAGCAGGCGGAACACTAATATTCCAAATACGTTGAACTGCGGCACCTTCTACATTATTAAAACCAACATCAGCACCAGCATTCAATCTAAAGTCGTCGGAAAAAATTGCCATGTCTTATGCTACCTCTGTAAGATTGAACTTATACTTTTTGCCGTTTCTCCTATTTATTAGGAAGAGGTCTTCTTCACCCTCTTGGATTGTGTATTGACCCCAGGTTCCATCTACCTCGTTAGCAGATCCTTCGTTGGATAGTTGAAGGTCAGCAGAGTAGATGTTTGCCCAACGCTTATTAGATGCTCCAAGATCTTGTGTGCCATCGGCACCAGGAGTAATATTTCCAGTAGTACCTATATTAAGTCTTTCCGAAGTTCCACCAGTAGCAAAACTAATATACCCAACACGATGTCTGAAATTAACATGATCTGTACGATATTGAATTTCTCCTAAGTTTGTAGATTCATCAGCTTCATAGAAAGATAGTTCACTAATGTCATCAGAATCTCTTCCAATAATCTTAATACAGTCTGCATCAGTTGAAGACTTAACTTGCAATGTATGATTGTAACCACTACCACTGCCTGCACGAGAACTAAATCCTACTAATGTTTGACCAGAAACGGCAAGAGAAGAAAGAGTTCCAACAGAAGTTAGAGAGGATGTAGTAACAGCAGCACCAAGAGAGAAGACTCCAGATGCAGGACCAATTTGGTTTCCATTTGCAATCAATACATTATTAATTGTATATGATTTACCAGTAGCAAGATCAATATTCTCAGATGATGTCCAAGAATCGTTGGAGTTTGTCCACTGCCAGGTGTGATCTGTATTTCCTTTGACAGTAATACCACCACCATCAGCTGCAGGATCTGAAGGACCGATAGCACTAAAGGTTGGTGTACCAGCTCCAGTGACATTGTTTGTTAATACTGCTGTATTGCCAGTGATGCTAGCAATTCTTGTTCCTCCAGGAACAGTAACACCACCAGTGTTAGATACAACTTCCATGCCAGGAATCAATCCTAGCGTAGGAGAAATAGCACTGATATTGGGTGATCCATCTGTAGTAGTACAAGTAAACTGTGTACTAACAACCGCTGCAAGATCAATGTTCTTATCAGAAATTTGAACTGTATTTGATTTTACGGTAGTCGTGGTTCCATTTACAACCAAGTCACCTTTAACCGTAAGACCATTGTTTACAGTTACATTATTGTTGAGAGTAACATCAAAGTTAGAATCACCTCTAACCCAGAACTCAGTACCAGAACCAATAACTAGTTGTCTGCTTCCAGATTGAGATGGTGGAGAATAAGTTGCATCGTTAACAGGGTTGCCGCTATCTGCTGGTCCGATCAATACGTTACCAGTACCAGTGACTGCAAATCCTGCGTAATGTCCGATACATACGTTAGCATCTCCAGCAGTCAAAGATTCTAGTGCGTTAGCACCAATAGCAATGTTGTTATCTCCAGAAGCATTTGTTAGTAGAGCCGAACGTCCAATACTAACGTTAGTGTTACCAACAGTATTTGCTCTCAGTGCTTGGTATCCCAATCCAACGTTACCAGCACCAGAGTTATTAGTCAGTAGTGCTTGATATCCCATCGCGATGTTTTGAGATCCAGCAGCGTTTGATTGTAGAGCACTAACACCAATGCGTGTGTTACTAGAAACTGCTCCACCACCTCTACCAACTTGCATTGGATCAGAAGATCCACCGCGAATTAAAATGTCTGCATTTACAGAATCAATTATAGCATTACATGTGAATGTATCATTAGCATCAGCACCAACTGTCAATTCACCACTAACTACAAGATCGTGTCTAATAGTGGTTGTGCCAGATGCAGAACCCATATCAATTTGAGATGCACCACCACCAAATTGAATGTTAGTAGCACCCGAATTGATAAGATTGAATCCAGAAGACGTTGTGGTAATACCAACTAAGAAGTTGGGATTGTTTTGGAATACTAAGTGGTCTGTTCCTGTAACACCTGTGACAAGACCACGAAGCTGTGCAGAAGTAGTAGAAGAAAGTGCTGTTAAACTATCAGATCTGTATACAACATCTCCACCCAAACGGAAGTTTACGTTTACATTGTTATTAGCATTATCAGTAGTAAAGGTAAGATCATTGTCAACATTCAGAGTCTTAGCAGACTGAATATCAAGTGTAGCAGAAGCAGTGCTTGTAATTTCAAGACCATTGATACTAGTAGCAGTAGCAACACCAAGGACAGGACTGGATAATGTTGGAGTTGTTAAAGTCTTGTTGGTAAGAATTTGTGTTTCGTTCTCAGTTACAATTCTGTTTTCAACAGATCCATCCCAAGATCTCCAATATCCACCAGATTCATACCAAGCAAATTGTCTATAAGACGAGACATTACCAGAACCGTCAGTTGTTCTGTTTAATTGAATGCCACCATCAGAAGCAACTAGACTATTACCTTTTCTCAACTCAATCATGTTGTCTTCAACAACCAATGTTTGAGTCTCTAAAATAGTTTGTTGTCCTGTAACAACTAGGTCAGCATTGACAGTAACCGTAGATCCATCATCACTAATGCTACTATTTGATAGCTGAGAGTTACCAGTGTCCCACTTCATTACAGTATTTCCACTGAGGTTACTGTAATTCTTGATCCTCATGTTATTTCCCTGCAGGATCAAACCACCATTAGCAGGAGCAGATAAGCTAGCACCAGTATCATCGTTTTCTGATGAAATTGTAAACGTCGTAACTCCACCAGATGTACTACTAGTGATTGTAGTAGCACCAGCTTGTACAAATCTAAAGTCTCCAGCAGCAAGAGTTCCGCCACTTCCAGATGCTAGTCTTGTAATAGTATCATCATTTTGAGAGTCAATACTGATAGTATTACCAGATTGCGAAACTGTTACTTGACCACCACTACCACCAGTAATTGTAATGTCAGCACCAGCACTAGTTGAAGGAGTGTACGTTCCAGTAGTGCCTCCTCTAATTCTAGTGACCGTATCAACACTAGAATATGTAATAGTGTTGTCACCATTACCATCAACACCTTGTGTGACTGTGGTAGCACCACCATCTAAGAATGTAAAGTTACCAGGATTTAATACGGATCCTGTAGTTGCTCTAAGTCTTGTAATAGTATCATCATTTTGACCAGAGATAGTAATTATACTACCAACTTGAGATACTGTTGTAAAGTTTCCAGCAGCAATACTAACAGCACCACTAACAGGAGAACCACCAGTTGCAGATTGAACTGTTGTAATAGTGTCATTATCTAGAACATATCCAGATACTTTAATAGCATCTCCAGTTCTATTAATAAACAGCGAAAGCGGATTGTTTCCAGATGGAACAGATGCAGGAGCTTCTACACCAATAACAATGTCATCGTTACCAGTTCCAGATCCACCTGCTGCTAATCTAATAATTTTTTCAGTAACATCAGATCCATCCTGAGCACTGATGTCATAAGTTGTATCTAAATCGGGAGTCGTTACAGATCCGCCAAGAGCAATCGTCACGCCATTGACAGTAATACCAGCATTAACAAGAGCACCGTTGGGAATGTTGGTTAGTGTGTTGAGAGATCCAGAAATGACACTACTTTCAATAGTTTTATTGGTAAGAGTCTGTGTCTGGTTTAGATATACATCACCAGGAGAATCCCAGAAGACTTGAGTTCCATCACTCTTTAAATATTTTCCTGCACCAGTGTCTCCACTGATAATAATTCCATTACCAGTTAATTCTAAATTGTCGCCTGATACAAGTTCCTCAATCTTCAGAGAAATTTCATTAACGATTAATGGAAAACGATTAGCCATTTAACTTGCCAATAGATACTAGTGCTCAGGTTTATTTATGCCCTACGAAATAACGATCTGTCCAACCATTCCACTATGGAACTGACAAATGTAATAGTATGTTCCTGGCGTTACTCCCGTTGTGTCCCAAGTCACTGTGCCGACTGATGCACCGTTACCAGTGATTGTTCCTGTAGTAACTTGATTACCCGTTCCAGTAGTAGCAGATGTCTTAACATAGAATGGGTGACCAGAAGCATTTACATTAAACACCAATGTATCACCAACATTACAATTGATTGTTGGATCGTTAGCCGACGAGTGAGTAGTAGTGCTATCGGTTCCACTAATTACATAATGACTTGCTCCACTATTTCCCACAGAGAATGTGTAAGTAGATGTAGTTACAGTTGGTGCTGGAGCTGGTCTATTGAATATTGAAACTCTAGGGAATGTAAGTCCCGTAGTTCTATATCCCTCTTGTCTCAAAACAAATCCAGATTCTTGTCTTGGATTTTTAATGCGAAGATACTTATTTGGACTTCCTATACGACAACTGTTATCAGTAAATCCACCACCAGAAGTATCAAAAGTCATATCACCATAAATGCTATGCTGATTTAGATAACCAAATGCATCTGCCTGTGTGAATCTTTCTTTACCAGTAGCAAGACAAGCAATCACACCACAAACTTGTGGTGATGCCATACTAGTTCCTTGGATAGGATAATAATAGTTACCTCCCCCACCATACTTAGTATCAACGAATCCAGTATTGCCATAAGATGAAAGAATATCATCACCAGGAGCAAAGACATCAACAGAAGGTCCAAACATACTATAAGTAGATCTTCTGAAATCAGCAGTGTCAGACAAAGCACCTACATTAATTGAACCACTATCAGGAGTATTAGGCCATGCTCCTCTATTGTAATAGAAGGAAAAGTTTTCATTGTTTTTAAAAATCACAAGATAATTATTGTAATCAATATCACCAACTTCTGCCATCAATAAATTGTCATTACCAGCAGCACCAATAACTACAATACCATCATCAATAGCATCCTGAACATCAGCAGCAACAGAAGAGCTATATGCTGGATAATCAGATACACCGAATCTTACACCAAAATCAAATTCTATTCCAGCCTCTGTCCATCCAGATGGTCCAGGATTATTGGGATCATATGTAACTCCACGAAAATGCACAGCAAGTAAGTCAGGAAAATCTAATCTATAAATGGTATTACCTTCTCCATCAGTTCCTTTACTTGGCATGTAATGAATGCCGCCATAACTATGGTTAGTAATGGTAGGATTTTTTATTCCTGTTTCTGGATTGATCGCTTTATTTAAATGAAATGCTCTAAGGTAATCAAAAGTGAGAAGAGCAGGAAATGACTGCCCACTAACCCACGTATCTGTGACTGCCATATTATAGATGTTTGCTTCAGTCGCCCACCCATAATATTGACCTGCTGCAGTTCCAGTTACGTGAATACCATGATATTGTGGTGTGTTAAGATTATCAAGATAAGTTATTGTTCCTGTTGGAAGTGTCTGACCATCATCATCAATAGATCCAACAGCAGTGTTCAACTCATTAAACCATTGATACTGAACAAATCTAGAATTTCCTGGTGATGATTGACTGTACCACTCTTGACTGTCCCATGACACAGGATCATCTACAATGACAATATCTACATGTCTACCATTATTGAATACTTCTACTGTATCGTTTACAATTTCTGTCGCTGGGTTTGATCCATCACCCCAGTTTCCCTTCCTTCTCTGTACCTGATCACCAGCACAATGAAGCTGACCCCACTGCCTCAAATTAGGATTAATAGTAGTTGCTCCAGGAGCATTTTTAAAAAAATCACCAGAAATAGCGTAAGGTTCGTTATTAATTACTTGCCTTTTAAAATGAAAACTATCAACTGCTTCAACTCCCCACACTCTAGGGTCTTGGCGTAGTCTTTCTGCCTGTTCCTCTGTCATCATGTAATGAGTGTTCCTGCTAAGAGGACGCTTCAACACCAGAGGAAAGTTGGTGAGCTTCATCTCATTGTAAAACTGCTCCAGGTCTTCTTTCCTGTAGAGCGTTACAATATATTCTTTATCCATATCAAGCCTCTAGTTGAAGGTAAGTAAGAGTTACAGAAACGTTTGCTGTGGATCCACTCTTGTTTACAACCTTTGCATAAGTTATTCCTGTTGCAGCAGAATTAAAACAAATAGATCCAGGTGTAATTAACTGTGTTGCAGAACCTGTAGTGATAACTTCTGCAAGAACACCAGAACCAGGAGTAGGATCAGTAGTTTCAGCTCTAGAAGCATCATTAGTTCTGCTAGTTGTATCACTATAAAGAGTTACCCATGCAGCATGTGATGTCTCAATACTATACAACACATATGTCTTAGGAGTTGTAATAGAAAGATTTGCCACAGCACCATTAGCAATAGACTGTGTTACCAATGCAGTCGTTCTAGATGCAAGGGTTACAGGAATACTTTGATTAATCCACAAAGATCCATTATAAGTTAAAACCTGATTTGTGGATGCTGATGAAGCAGATACATTGGAAAGACCATTTAATGTCAGTGTAGTCAAGTAACCAGCAGATGCATGGTTGCCCCAACCATATGCTGTATCCCAATTAGTAACTTGAGTAGAAGTAATATTATTAGCAGCAGATGCTGTGAATACAGGATCAGTTTCAGTTGTTAGGTAACTAGAAAGATCAGGAGGAGTGTAACTAAAAACACCACTGTTACTGTTGTAAGAAAGAGCTGCAGTTCCAACAGCATTCTGGGTGACACTGAACAAAGTTCTATCAGTTGCACTAGCACCAGCACCTGCTGCTTCCCATGATGTTCCATCCCAGGCGTAAGTAATACCCGCTACTGTATAAGTATATGAACCGTCAGTTGCCTGCCCTGCTGTTGAGGGAAAATTGATTGCCATTTCTTAAGATGCTCCTTCCGTATTATTTAGATTTACCATGTTGCAAGTGCTGCTCTCTTCCACGTATCCGTAGCAACACAGATGTATACATAACCAGAATCATATCTGATATCACCAGCAGTTCCATTAGAACTAGCAGTAGTAGGTGCATCAGAAGACAATGCTGGAGAGAGTGGTGGATTAGCATCAACCCACTGTGTGCTATCAGTATCTTGATATCTAATCTTGAGGCGACCAGTGTCACTCTCCCACCATAGATCACCAGCAGATGCACCACCAGGAGCAGTATCAGAGATAGTTACATTAGCTCCACCTCCACCTGTAGGAGCAGAGTTTACCCATCCACTACCATTATATGTCAGAACCTCACCATTGGATGGAGATGTGATAGTTACATCAGTGACATCATTTAAAGATACAGTAGTTAGATATCCCTGAGATCCATGATCTCCCCAACTATAAGCAGTATTCCAGTTATTAGAGTTGTCGGTAATGGTTTCATATGTTCCAGCAGAAGCACCACGCTTCATCAATCCAG